AGTTGGTCAGTATTTGCGAAATACAACAATTAACTTACTATCAAAAATTGATGGCACAACAGCCGCACAGTTTGGCACTGAAACATCACATCCTCTGACTTTTATTACTGGCAACACAGAACGCGCCCGTATCGACTCCAGCGGTAACTTGCTGGTGGGGCAGACAAGTGCTGGAACTGCAAGCAGTGGTTTTTCTGTTGGCGGTGGGTTGGTATTTGCAAGCATACCAAGCGGGAATAATACTTATCATGTATGGGATGGGACAAATTCCGCATATAGATTTTATGTGTCTGCGGCAGGAACAATAAGTGCCACAAACACAACCATAACAAGTCTTTCGGATGTTCGATTAAAAGAAAACATCCGCGATTTGGATGACGGCCTTAATGTTGTGATGGGTCTTAAACCACGCAAGTTTGATTGGAAAACTGGTAAGGGTAAGGACATTAAAAATGACCGTGGCTTTATTGCTCAAGAGTTTGAATTAGTATTGCCCGACATGATTCACGAGTGGCTTGACAATTCTCCAGAAGGCGAAGAACCTTACAAAGCAATTAACGCTAACTTGATTCCTACGCTGGTCAAGGCCATCCAAGAACAACAAGCCCTCATCACCCAACTTACCGCTCGTCTTGATGCGGCTAATCTTTAACTAAGGAAAAACCATGACCACAACTTACTCAATCAATCAACTTGACCGCAACACCTCTGACAATTTTGTAACGACAGTGCATTACAACGTCACAAAAGTAGATGGTGAATTCTCTGCATCCACCTACGGCACTGTCAGCTTTGAAGCTGGTACGCCAACAACCCCCTACGCATCTTTGACCAAGGCTCAAGTAATTGAGTGGGTAAAAGATAAGCTAGGCGAGGAAGTAATTGAGGCTTCATTGGCTGCACAGATTGCCGCACAGAAGAACCCAACAACTGCAACAGGGATGCCTTGGGCAACGGCATAATGTTTTGGGGAAGCCATCACCCCATTTTGATGGCAACTTTTGGAGAAAAAAATGGACGAAGTCACACTAAAAACCGACTTGGTGAACGCAATTTTGCAGTATTTGGGAAACCAAAAATACGTTGAAGTTGCCCAACTGATTCAAGCAATTCAGCAGGCAGCTGCAGAACAAGCACCTAAAGCAGCACCTGTTGAAAAGGTAGTAGCCGAGGCAGTTAATTGAAAGAGTGAATATGAGCGCAGACATCGATTTAGTGGAGTATGGTTCACTCCTGCAAAAAGTTCAAGACCTTGACAAGAAGGTTGACAAACTTGAAGCAGGAATGGACGAACTTTTGGCCCTTGCAAACAAGGGTCGTGGCGGCTTTTGGGCTGGCATGATGATCGTGTCTGCGATCTCTTCTGCTGTCGGTTACGTTTCACACTGGTTTCACGGAGCCAAATGATGAGTGACGAAAAAATTCAAGCAATGGAGACCAAGGGGCAACTGATCGAGAAGATCACTTTTGCTCTTTTGCCTCTGTTGTTTTCATGCGTAGTTTATTTGATGAGCGCCTTGTCAAACTTGGCGCACGAGGTCACCATCCTCAACAGCAAGATTAGTTTGGTGGTTACATCTGACAACAGGCAAGCACCCAATTCTGGTGCTGAACTGGCAAGAGAAAAGCTGCGTCAAGATTTGGAAAAAGAAATTCAGCTTAATAGAGACCAAATCCATTACAACAGGCAATCAATTGCCATTCTTGAAGAGCGTGCCAAACATACCTGTGAGAAACCTAAATGATTCCAATTGTTGCATCCCTATTAGGTACATTGGCCCAAAACGGTTTGGGTCTTTTGTCGTCTGCTATCCAAGCAAAAGGTAAGCAGATTGTTGAAGACAAACTTGGCGTCAAGATCAGCGACAATCCCGGTCCTGAAGAAGTAGAAAAACTTCGCCAACTGCAATACGACCACGAAGAGCGTTTGCTTGAGCTTGGTATTGAAAAAGCCAAACTTGAACAAGAAGAACTTAAGGCTCTGCTTGCCGCACAAGCCAATCAAGAAAACAACGTCAGCGAACGTTGGAAAGCCGACATGTCGTCTGACTCTTGGCTATCCAAAAACATTCGCCCCATGAGCCTTATAGCTATTTTTGTGGGCTACTTCTTGTTCTCCATGATGTCTGCCTTTGGCTACAACGCCAACGAATCTTACGTGTCCTTGCTGGGCCAATGGGGCATGTTGATTATGGGGGCATACTTCGGTGGCCGGACCATCGAAAAACTTGCTGAAATGAAAGGCAAAAAATGAGCTTGAGCCAAGAACAAGCGGCATTCTTGTTAGATGCCTGCAAGCTGATCCAGTATGCCACTGAACAAGGTTTCATGGTGACCGGTGGCGAATTGCAACGGACACCTGAACAACAAGCCATCTATGTCAAGACCGGTCGCAGCAAGACTATGGATTCTATCCATTTGAAGCGCTGCGCAATCGACTTGAACTTTTTCAAGGATGGTAAGATCATCTGGGATAAGGCCATCCTTGCTCCCTTGGGTGCCTATTGGGAAAGTCTATACCCTAAGAATCGTTGGGGTGGAAACTTTAAGAGCTTGGTAGACTGCCCTCACTTTGAGAGGAACGTGTAATGCCACAAGCAATGACCTTTGCGTCGCTGCAAAATGACGTCCGCAGCTACTTGGAACGTGGGGCATCTGCTGTCACGGACCCATTGGTCTATGCTCAGATTCCAAGCCTGATCAATTTTGCAGAACGCCGCATCAGCCGCGACCTCAAGATTCAAGGCTTCCAGACAGTTGTAGTGACAAACTTGCAGGCCGGCGTTGCTGTTCTTGCTAAGCCAGACCGCTGGCGCGAGACCATCTCAATGAACATCGGGACCGGCACCGGAAGCAATACCAGAGTCCAATTGTTCTCAAGGGTTTACGAGTATGTGAGAAGCTATTGGCCCAATGATACCTTGACAGAAGAGCCGGTATTTTATGCCGACTACAACTACACCAATTGGATCATTGCCCCAACACCTAATTCTGCCTACCCAATTGAGATCTTGTATTACGAGCTGCCGGTCTTGTTAGATGAAAACACTCAGACCAACTGGCTCACTCAATACGCCCCCAACTTGCTGCTGTATGCAACCCTGTTGGAAGCGACTCCATTTTTAAAAAACGACGAACGAATCCCTGTCTGGCAAAGCATGTACGCAATGGCGGCACAAGCGCTGCAAGGCGAAGACATGAGCAAGATCTTAGACCGCGGTGCCGTAAGAAACGAGGCCTAACATGACCACCTACACCAACATCTTTGGCGGCAGCAACATCTCTCCTGCAGAGATCAGCTACGCCAGTGTAAGCCTTACAGCCAACACAACTTTTGACTGGGCCCTTGAGACGGCTCCTTCGACAAATTTGATCGCCGGCATCATGGACGTGACGGCCACTGCAGGTCCTTGGAGCCTGACTTTGCCAAGCGCGTTGGAGGCATCAACAGGCCAAGCTATTCTGTTCAACAACGTTGGCTCTAATTCATTCATCATTAGGAACGCTGCCGGGACGCAAATTGCAGCCCCTACTGCAGGCCAGGTCTGGCAGATCTACCTGACCAACAATACAACAGCTGGCGGCACCTGGCTTGCATTCCAGTTTGGGGCGGCTGTTTCCACGGCAAATGCTGCATCTTTAGCAGGGACAGGTTTAATCGCCATTGGATCCCTTTTGTCCTTGGCCATGCCGGTCACATTTTTTGGAAGTAATTACTCAGCCGGCGCCGATGATCGAGCCAAAACTTTTATCTGGAATGGAGGAGCTGGTACTCTTACCATGACAGCTGCAGGTACTCTTGGAAATAACTGGTTTTTACAACTTCGCAATGAAGGTACAGGTGCTCTTGTAGTTGATCCTCCTGGTGCTCAAACAATCAACGGATCTTCTACCCTGACCTTTCAGCCGGGCGATTCTGCCATTATTTTCACTGACGGTAGCAACTTTTATACCCTTGGCTATGGGCAATCTCCCGTCTTTGCGTTTGACTACACGTCAATCAACGTAGCAGGAACCGGCAAC